AAGAACTGGTTCTTGCCCGCGCCGGTCTCCGCCGCGTACGCGGAGTGGATGAACTCCGGCCCCGCGTACTCGATGACCCAGTCGCTCATCTTGGTGACGCGGCCCTGGGTGACCGGGCAGTCCGGGTCGGCCACGATCTCCAGGTCGCCCGCCGGCGACTTCAGCGTCACGCCGGTGAAGCCGAACACCGCCTTGGCGCCGCCGCCGCCGGTGTACTGGATCTTGCCGCTCAGGCGCTCCACGACCTCGAGCGCCTTGGTCGGGTTGAGGATGAGCGAGTCCGCATCGCCGCCGAAGTTGAAGATGCGCGTCGCCACGGTGAGCGCGCGCTCCTCGGTGGACAGGCCCGCCGCGTCCGTGCTCGACAGGCGCGCGCCGGCGAGCAGCGCCGTGTACGCCGTGCGGTCGTTGCCCGAGCCGCGGAACGACTCGCCCGCCGTCGGCGCGGTCTGCGGGTTCAGGACGTCGAAGCCGTCCATCACGACCGTGCCGGTCTCGCCCTGCCGGAACAGGAAGTCCGAGTCGGCGAACGACACGAGCGCGGCGGCGCTCGCCAGCGTCACGGTGCCCGCGTCGGGGTCGACGTTGGTGACCGTCGTGGTGCCGACGCGCAGCGAGCTGGTGGACACGCCGGCGACCACCGTCATGCCCACGAAGAAGTTGCGGGCGTCGTCCTTCACCGTCAGGGTCACGGTGTTCGACGAGATGCTGGCCCGCTTGCCGCGCGCGCCCGTGGCGTCGCGGAACAGCATGAAGCCGACGTCGTCCATGATGCCGCTCGTCGCGGCCTTCAGGTGGCGCGTGACGAGCGAGTCGTACGCGCCGTCCTTGTCGCGCGACAGCTCGAGGTCGACGCGCTTGATCTGGCACACCCGGTAGCCGTTGCGCACCGGGATCGCGAACTGCATGCCCTTCGGCTGGGAGATGTTGGCCTGCGCCGTGGGGAAGTTGTCACCCCACGCGGCGCCCTGGTCGTTGCCGTACTCGACCGTGTTGATGGTCGTGTTGGTGAGACCCTTGACCTTGCGGATCCGGTTCAGGGTCGGATGCCGGCGCGCCGCCGACTCCATGAGCTTGAGGTACTTGTTCTTGAAGATGTAATTCGCGTTGCTCGCTGCGGTCGCGGACATGAGAGACCTCCAGCGCGGCGGCTACTTGCTCAGCCGCGCTTCAGGCGCCTCGCGAGCTCGGCCCGGAACTCCTCATCGCTTGCGGCGATGTCGGGGTCCTTCTCCGGCTCAGCGGCGCCGTCCTTCTTGGTCGGTCCTTGCCCTTGATTCTTTGCGGCGGTCGGGGATTTTGCTTTGTTCGTCGACGTCGACGTCGCTGGCGCGGCGGCGGGTGGCGAGAGACCGAGGCGCACGAGGCGTGCGCGCTGCTGCTTCTCCCACGTCAACACCACCTTGGTCGGGTCCGCGTACTGGCCGTTGTTGGCCGACGCGAGCTCGTAGGCCACGGCGTACAGCTCCCGCTTCGTGACCGCGGGGTCCGTCTCCATTGCCTTCGCCAGCAGAGGGGTTTTTGCTTTGAGGGGCGCGATCGACGACTCGATGCGCGCCACGTAGCTGTTGAGCTGCTTGTCGTTCTCGGCCTGTGCCTTCTCCTGGGCACGCTCCCGCTCGAGCTTGTCGACACGCTCGAGGGCGCGCCGGTTCTCGATGTCGCGCGCGTGCTCGCGCTGCAGGCGCTCTGCCTCGCCCTTGGCGCGCGGGTCCTTCTGGCCGTCCGTCGAGTACAGGTAGAACTGCTTCGCCCAGTGATCGATCTCGACCTGGCCCAGCAGGCCCTTGCTGAGAAACGTGCCAACCGGGTTCACCTGCACGGTCGAGGCGAAATCGATGACCTGCTGCTCGCGCGCCTCAAGCGCCTGGGCACGCTCCTTGACCGAGCGCTCGAGCGCGAGGACCTCGGTCTTGAAGGTGTTGAAGGTGCGGCGCTCCTTCGATAGCTTGCGGAGCGCGTCCTTGTCGACCTTCTCGTCTTCGGCCTGGTCGTCGTCCTCGTCCTCGTCGGCGGCCGCCTTGTCCGGCTTGTCCTCGTCGTCCGCCGCCGCGCCGTCCTCGTCGTCACCCGGCTTCGCCGCGGGCTTCTCGTCGTTGTCTTTCGGTGGCTCCGTCTCGTCCGTGACCTCGCCGCGCAGGCGCGCGTTCAGGCCCGCCATGTACGCGGTGTTGTCATCTGGAGCGGGCGCGGGCGCCGGCGCAGCGGTGCCTTCGGCCGGGGTCTCGGTCGGCATGGTTCTCCTCGGGGATTTTTCTCAGTTGCTTCTACGCAGCCATCGGCGGCGGCGGCGGCGCGGCGGCCGCGAGTGCGCCCATCGGCGGTCCAGCTCCGGGCGGCGGCGCCGGCGGCTGCTGCTTCGCCAGCAGGAAGGCCGCCTGGTCGGTCCAGGTGCGAAGGTTCTCGACGCGCTCTTCGGGGGCGCCGTCGTTCACCGCCTCGAAGTAGCCCATCACCATCAAGTTGAGGCCCATCGCGAGGTTCTCGCGGGGATCGGGCGCCACGTACTCGCCGTCGAGCAGCAGCTCCTTCACCTTGTCGATGTACTCGCGGTAGGCGTCGAACAGCGACATCGCGCTGTCCAGGTCCGGGTGGTTGATGAGGTGCCGGGCCTCGTCGGGGCCGATGACGCCCTGGTTGGCCCAGTCAGCGATCTGCTGGTAGCGGCCCGACAGCGTGCGCGAGAACTGCGGCGCCGCCTGGATCTGGTAGACGACGTCGGCATCGTCCACCTGCTTCCACTTGATGCGCTTCGCCACGTGGGCGAACGAGAACGGGACCGCAGGCGTGGGCAGGTCGCGCTCGGCGTGGCCCCGGATGAGCATGAACATCACCTCGATGCAGTCGAGGTACCAGCGCTCGCTGGCCTGCTCCTGGATCGAGAAGCGCTCGCTGGTGACGTTGTTCATCTCCTGGACCGCGGCGCCCGTCTCCGCGCGCGGCAGGGGCATCTCCCCGTGCGCGTGCATGGCGGAGATCCCCGAGACCTCGAGGTACGACTGCTTCAGGTACGCCTGCCGCTCGAGCACTTCCTCGGCGATGATCTTCGGGATGGAGATCTCCGGCTTCTGCACCCGGTACGGCACGAAGCGCCCCACGCCCGGGACGAAGGCCATCTTGGTGACCGCGTTCAGGTCCTGCTCCTGCACGAAGGTCACCGGCGCGGCGTGGTAGTCGATCTGCGCGTCCATCGCCGCGTTCTGCTTGTTGATGGTTCGCTGGTGACCGAGCAGGTCCTCGATGAGCCCCTTGCCCATGAAGCCGGTCGTCCGCTCGTTCCAGCGCAGCACCGCGACCGGCAGGCGCGGCAGCTCGTACGGTTCGTCGAGCAGGATGAGCTTGTCGGTCGAGACGACCTTCCGCCCGGGCTTGTAGCCGGGCTTGCCCTTGGTGCCGATGGGCAGGCGGTAGGAGATGCGGACGAGCAGCTGGTCGGTCTGGTCGACCGAGCCGACGCCGAACCAGAACGAGCCGACGTCCTTGCTGTGCTCCTCGAGCTCGGCGGCGCGCGCGGGGTAGCGCACCATCAGCTCCTCGCGGTCGCGGTACTTCAGCAGGTGCATCGACCGTGGCGCCTGGCTCAGGCACTCCTGCTCGTTCACCCGGACCTCGATGGGCAGGTATCGCTCGTGGCTGATCTTGCCGTCCTGGTCGATGTCGAAGTGCAGGACGCCGGTGCCGAAGATGGCTGCGTCCTTGAACACGCGCGGGCGGCGCTCGTCGAGGCGCACCATCTTGCAGAGCGCCTCGGCGTAGCGACCGCGGTCGGCCGCGGAGCGCTTCTCCTTGAAGGTGCCTCCGTCCGTGAGGAAGACCGCGCGGTGCTTTACCTTGGCGATCATCGAGGTCACCGTGTCCACGCCGGCGGCGCAGATGTTCTCGGTGACCATCACGTTGTACTCGTCGGGAAAGTAGATCCGGCCGAGGTAGTCGTAGGGGTCGTAGCGGAACGCCAGCTCGTAGAAGCGCTCGTACCCGTCGAGCTGGGTCGCCTCGAGCTGGTCGATGTCCTTCGTGATCTGGTTCAGCAGCGCGACCTGGTCGTCGGCCGCCAGCTTCCACCAGGCATCCTTCATCTCACTTCACCGTGGGCGCGGGCGTGGCGCGCCGCTCGCGGAAGGTGCGGATGCGCGGCGTGTCGGGCCGCAGGCCGAGCGAGACCGGGTCCCACGGCTTCTCCGGCGTGGTCGCCTCGGCCTGCTCGAGCGGCGCCGGCGGCTTGGGCGCGATGAGCATGGAGACGGCGCCGCTCGCCGGGTCGACGCTGATGTGCGTCACGCCCTGGTCGCGCAGCTGCGGCAGCCGCTCGATGAGCGCGTCCAGCATCTCGATGGTCATCTACCGCCTCGGGTCGTAGGGTGTGAACGCGTTGTAGTTGGTGAGCTGGTCGTCACGCCGGCGCGGTGTCGGCCGGGCGAGCAGCTTCTCGACGTGCCGCTGCTCCGGCGTCTTCTCCTCGAGCGCCGCCGGCGCGATGTGGCTCAGGAACTTGATGACCTCGCCGCGCAGGTAGACGACGCAGTCGCAGGCGTCGTTCGCCATGCCCGGCCGCTCGCGCTTGCCGGTCTCGTCGTACTGCAGCTCGGCCATCTGCGTGGCAAGCGCGCTGCCGGCGAGCAGGAGCATCCGGCCGTCGACCAGGTCGTCGTTGACCAGGGTGATGAAACCTTCCTTGTCCTGCTTCTTCGCCTTCTCGACCTTGTGCCCGTACTTGATGAGCACCTCGACGAGGATCGTCTCGCCCATGTGCGCCATGTCCGAGACCAGCACCATCGGGTAGTCGTCGTAGTGCTTGATCAGCGCGATCGCGTGCGTGAGCGCCTGGCCGATGAAATCGACGCGCGAGAACGGCTTCTCGCCGGCGACGTCCATGTCCCTGAAGCGCTTGACCACCTCGTGCACCTGGTAGAGGCGGCTCGGCAGCTGCTCGGAGAAGGCGAAGACCTCGAGGGCGAAGAGGTCGTTCTCGCCCATGTCCATCCCGATGGCGAAGTGCCACGCGATCGGGTGCCACTGCTCGCCGACCCGCACCTGGCTGAACAGGCCCAGCGGGTTGGCCTGGGTCTTCTCCAGCGGGCGCCAGATGTTCCAGTCCTGGCCGAGCTCGTCGTGCTGCTGGAACTTATAGACGTTCGCGGTGAGCTCGGCACACCACTGCCCGAGGTACTCGCGGCGCCACGTCGTGTTCCGATCGGTCCAGCCCTTCGCGCGCTTGAGCGCGACCGCGCGCTCCCATGCGCTCTCCGTCTGCCCCGGCAGCCGGATGGTGTTCTGCTCGAGCGACCAGCGGTGGCACGACCACCGCAGCGGCTCGGGGTTCTCGTCCGTGCACGAGATGGAGAGCTCGGACCCGTTCCGGGTGAGCTCGTAGAAGTAGCCCTGCAGGACCGCGCCAGGCGTCCCGCAGATGCCGAGGACGCCGTCCTTCCAGGTGATGCGCGGCTCAAGGATCTCGTCGATGAGCTCCTTGAGCAGGTGCGGCGCCAGCGACTTGGCCTCGTCGATCCAGACCTCGTCGTAGCCCGGGCCACCGCGGTACTTCTCGATGGCCTCCATGTTGTCGGCGCCGCCGACACGGATGAGCGAGCCCGTCTTGGGGAACCAGGCGATGAGATCCTGGTTCGAGAAGACGACGTCGACGCCGGCCTCGCCGACCTGGCCAATCCTCAGACCCAGGAGCTCGACGAGCGACCGCAGGCCGCTCGCGCCGTCCCAGATATCTTCCTTCGCCTTCTGCCGGCTCAGACCGATGTACAGGCCGTAGGCGTTGCGCTTCGTGAGCGCCATGAGCAGCAGGCGCGCGCGCAGGGTGAACGTCTTGCCGTTCTTGCCGGGCGTGAGCAGGCACAGCCGCTTGTGCCAGTCCTCGGCGAGCGCGCGCTGCATCGGCAGCAACTGCTCGAGGATGACCTTCGCCTTCCGGCGGTACTGCTCGGGGTCGAACGACCGCTCCTCGCGGTCCATCTTCCGGAGCAGGCTGTCGAGGAGCGGCGCGTCGTTGCGCGCCACCCGATTACCTCACCTGCGGCGAGCCCTTGCCGCCCTTGGGCTCGGCCATGATGATGACGCCGCCGTCCTTGGGCGGCGGCGCGGCCGCCGGCTTCGGCGCGTCCTCCGGCTCGAGGTAGATGTCGCAGCGGGACGCGTGCACCACGACCTCGCCGCCGTCCTTCGCGTCGTCGATGACGAGGATCCCCGACTCTGGCCAGAACGTCATCTTGTAGCCGTCCTGCGCGCGCAGCACGGTCACCTTCCGCCCCCAGAGCTCGTTGTAGCCGCTCGGGAACCGGACCTGTCTCACCTGTCTCATGGGATTTTGCTCTCTTCTTTCGGGAACCGGGCCGACAGCGGGAACCAGCGCGCGCTCGCCATCAGCCCCGCCTTCTCGAGCTTCGAGACCACCGGGGTCTTGCACGAGTAGAGGAACGGCTGGGCCGGGTCGATGCCGGCGGCCTGGAGGAGCGCACGCGCGATGCCGAGCTGGCGGTAGGTGCGCTTCACGAACACGAAGTGGATGAGCGGCTCGGTCGACGTCGCCACCTGCAGCTCGTACTCGGCCCCGCGGCCGCGGGGCACGTACGAGGGCACGTTCGCGCCGGTCTCGCTCACCACGAAGCCGTACAGGTCGTGTGGCGCGCGCTCGCGCGGGTTGTACGCCACCCACGTAGTCAGGCCCGGCCGCTGCAGCAGCCGCGCGAGCGTGACCTCCATGACCGCGCTGAAGTCGTACCGGATCGGCCGTCCGCACTCGCACGGGACCGCGAACTCCGGGATGCTCAGGATGCCCGCACCGTGCGCGCCCTTGAACGAGTCGATCCAGCTGCGGATGATGAACTGCACGTCGCCGGCGCCCGCGGGGCGGTACTCGATGATCTCACGCGCCATGGCTGATGACCTTGCCGTCGAGCTCCTCGATGCGGAGCGCGACGGCGGCGCGGTGCTCCGGCGACAGCCTGGCGACCAGCTTCAGCGTGAGCTCGGCGACGCGCTCGGGCGTGAGCTCGCCGAGCTGCTCTTCGGCGCGCTCGCCGGTCTTGCGGATCTCGGCCAGCAGCGCAGCCAGCCCGCGCGCCATCGTCATCACCTGGCTGGTGAGGCGCGTCGCCTCGAGGGGACTCTTCTTCGCGCCCTTCTTCGGCGGCGCCAGCGCGGCCTTCTGCTGCGCCTCGATGGCGCCGATCTGTCGGTTAAGCACGTCGATGGCTCGGTCGACGTCGATATTTCTCATCGGACATGCGCCCAGCGCTCACCACGGGCGATGCACCCGACGTGAGGCTGGCAAATCTCGAACGCGCGAGCGATCGATCGCTGTGACTCCCCCGCAGCAACGCGGCTACGGATTTCGTGCACCTGCGACTCGCTTAGCTTCGCCAGTCGGAGCTTCTTCTCACCCCTGGCCTGCCTGCCCTTGGCGACCATGTCCGCGTTGTTGTCCGCGCGCGTACCGAGAAAGAGATGGTCCGGGTTCACACAGCACGGCACGTCGCAGCGATGGAGCACCGACATCCCATGCGGGATGGCGCCGCGCGCGCGCGTCCATGCAAACCGGTGCGCGAGGTACGTCTTGCCCCCGCGCCGGACCCAGCCATACCCGCGCGAGTTCGCTGCGCCCAGCCAGAGCCAGCAGCCGCTGTTCGGCTCGGTCACGACCTTCGCCTCGAAGAGGTCCATGGGGTTGCTCCGCCTGAAGGTAGGGGTTCACGCGAGCTCGGGCGCGATGGTCGGTGACCAGACGCCCGAGCAGATACGACAGATGATTCCGGCCTCCGGCGTGCGCCGACCGTGGATGAAGAGGTCATGGCCCTTGGCGCAGGCCTTCAGCTGCGACCGGTGCGACCATGCCTTACGCCGCTGATTCTCGGCCCGCGTCACCAGATCGAGGTGAGCGACCGCCACGCACAGCCGACGCCTACAGATGTGGTCCGGTTCCCGGTCCGGCGGGATCGCGATGCCGGCCCTCTCGAGCGCGACGTAGTAGGCCTGGCGCGGCCGCCCACCTTCCCACACGGTCGGGTAGTCGTTCGAGTTAACCGCGCCGCGCCAGAGCTCGCAACCGAACCACGGGTCGCGCTCGGTGCGCCACTGGCTCACGGCGTGGCGAAGAACTGGGGGCGCAGCTTGTAGCGAACGCCGTCCCCGTCGACCGTCACCACGCCATCGGCGTCACGCTCGATCTCTTCGGTCCGCTTGATGACACCATATCCGTAGTCGCGACCGATCAGCGACGCCCCGTCGGGCAGCAGCCCCATGAACAGGCCGAACGGTCCCATCTCGCAATTGCACCCAGCGGTGACGACGCGGAATGGCAGCTTCTCGACCTTCATGATTCACCTCGCGGCGGTGTCGAGCAGGGCCTCGACGGCGGCAGCCCCGGCGGGTCGGGCGGCAGCCCGAAGGCCTCCGGCGGGCCCGCGGCCTGCGACTGGCTCGACTCCAGGTAGTGCCGCGCAGCGCCCGGCGAAGCTTCTTCAGGCGGCGCAGCCTTGCCCATCAGCGCTCGTCCCACTCCATGGTGACTTCGAGGCTGTCCGCGCCCGACTGCGACACGCGCCAGAGGTGCAGCAGGAAGCTCGCCTGCGGCCCCACGATCACCGGCGGCACCTTGATGACCTGCGAGGCCACCGCGGTGCCGCTCAGGATCGAGGGCGCGACGGCCGGCTGGTCGCCGAACACGAAGGTCACGTCGTCGAAGATGACCGGGATGACCGGCCGGATCTGGCCGGTCTGGATGCGGCGCACGTTCGCCGACGCCACCGGCGCCACGACCGCGCCGTGGAAGAGCACCACAGACGAGAGGTCGGAGACGTCGCTGTTCACGCCCGCCGGCGTGATCTGGGTACCGCCCGAGGTGTAGCGGTTGGTGCCCGCCGGCTCGAGCTCCATGTGGTAGCGGGGCAGCGTGCCGCCGGCGCCGATCGCCGTGTACTGCAGGCGCAGGCGCGCGAGCTCGCACTGCTTCTTCGTCGCGGCCGCGTAGTTGTTGTTGAAGTAGAGGAACGGCTTCACGCCCTCGAAGAGCACGGGCGCCGGGTGGCCCGCCACGCCGGCGGCCGCGGTCGTGGGCACCGTGATGGCGCCGAAGCGCCGGCCCTGGCGCGCCGAGACGTAGCCGTTGACCGGCTGGACGACCAGCTCGCCGTTCTTGGTGCCGCGGCCGTAGCCGAAGCCCGATCCGTCGAGGTACAGGGCCGGATTGGTCTCGTGCGTCTCCAGGAGGAGCTTGTTCTCGTAGGTGCCCATGATTTGCCTCCAAAGCCCGCGGAAGGACGTCAAACCGCGCGAAATTGCGCGTTTTCGCCTACAGACCGAGCGTTTCTCGTGAAATCGCGGAATTTTTCGCGTTCGCGCGACGCGGAGAACTGCTAGCCAGTCCCGCGCTGGAACGCAAAGGGGGGAGCCCCCGTTCAGGTGGCCGTGGAACGGCCGTGGAACGCTCGCCCTGCCCCGTTCAGTGCGCGTCCGCCCCCGAGAGCGCCGAGACACTCGCGGGCGTCCCACGCGCGCGGTGCATCGGCTTCGGTCGGCTTCGCGCCTTCCGTGGACGCACCTGTCCGGCCAGTCCGTTGTGCCTCACGGGGGCCTAAGCCTGCAAGGATTCACGACCTGCTTGTCGTTCCTGTCCGTGCGATGTGGTGCGAGGACTCGAAGATGCGCTGCGGTGCTCAGCGCCCGCGCCGCGCCATGCGCTCTTCCCACGCCTGCAGTTCGTCCACGTAGCAGTAGAGGCGCGCGGCCTTGCCATCGGTGAGCCGCCAGATGGGCAGGCGCAGCTCGTTCGGGCGGTGCTCGGCGGCCAAGCGGCGCACGGTGCGCGGGTCGAGGCCGAGGTAGGCCGCGATGACCTTCAACGTGTCGAGGCGAGGCCGGCGCTGGCTCATGGGACGTCGAGATGCCTCGCCCAGGTCTCGACCACGCAGCTCTGCCGAGTGGTCGAGTTCCACCAGGTCATGCTCGCCTGGTAGGTCTCGCCGTCCTCGCCGAGCTCGAAGGTCGTGTCGGTCGCCGACCAGGCGAAGGCCTGCGCGCCCTCGAGCATGAAGCCGTCGGCGGTCGCCGACCACCGCGCCACCGTGCTGCCGCCCGATGAGTCGGCGAGGTCGGCGGTGCCGTCGGGCTGCAGGGTCACCGTGTTCACGAAGGGCAGCGTGCCCTGGCAGTCGGCGCTGAGGTTGAAGGTCTGGCCGAGCTCGTAGGTGCCGAGCACCAGCTCGGGCCCGGGCGGAACGTCGCCGGTCTCCTCGTAGCACCCGGCCAACATCGCGCACACCACCATCACGATGATCCTCATGCTGCTACTCCGTTCCGCGCCTGTCGGCGCAGCAGGTTCTCGGTCACGGTCGCGATCGCGGCAAAGCGCATCGAGCGCAGCGCCTGATGGTCGATCTCGAGCCCTAGGCGGGTGGCGGCTTGCTCGAGCGTGAGCCGGGGCGTCCAGCGCTCGGTCTCCCGCTCGTAGGTGATGCCCATGTGCTCGGCCTGCTCGCAGTTCCACTTCTGCTCCCCCGTGCCCTCGCACTCGCGCACGCCCAGGACGTCGAGGAGCACGGCCGGGACGCCGGCGGTGAGCTGGCAGCTATCCACCCAGGCCGACTCGCTCAGGCGCTCGACCGCCCCGAGCTGGCCGTCCAGGGGTACGCTGCGGATGGCGCGGCGGAGCCAGCGCTCGCGCGCGTGCCGCACAAGGACCTCGGTGGCGCTGAGCCGCTTCACTCGTCACCGCCCTGGTGAGGGGCGACCTGGTCGAAGTACTCGCGCACCTGGTCGACGGCGACCTCAAGGCCGTGAACGTCGACCAGGTGCTGGTGCAGTGCCTTGCCGAAGACCAGCGAGCTGCATGCCACCTTGGCCACAGCCTGCTGGTTGGCCTGGCCAGTCTCCATCGGCACGGCCAGGCGACAGCGGAAGTACTCCTCGATCTGGTGGGCGCGCGCCAGGTTGGGCAGGCGATCGCCCTTCTCCGAAGGCCGGCGGTAGGCGTCGTCGCCGTACCGCGCGCGCATCCGCTCGGCGCGCTCGAGCGCCTTCTGCCGATAGCGGGCCGCCCACGCGCTGCTACCCATGCATCACCCCCGCGCGCGCCTTGATCTTCTGCAGCCGGTCGACCGGGCCGGCGAGCTCGGCCTCGACCGCCTCGACCTTGCGCCCGAAGGCCTTCTCCGCGCTCGGTGATGCAGACGTCTGCGCGCCGACGCGCTTCGGGCAGGTCTTGCTGCGCGCCGTGTGACCCTGCTGGCCGCAGGCCTTGCACGTCCAGCCGGACTGGCTTGCCGCTGCTGGCGCGCGCGGCCGCGGGGACGAGGCCTTCGGCGGCTTGGCGTCGCGCTCGCCGAGGTCCTTGAGGACGTCGAGAGCTCTCTCGACCAGCCGCAGGCGCCCGGTGAGCTGGTCGCGTTCGTCGCGCAGGGCGACCAGCGCCTGGTCCAAGGCGCTCACAGCGCGTCCGTCCCGGGCAGCGTCTTCTGCGCCTTCACGCGGCGCACGCCCTCGTAGGCCTCGTCGCTGAGCTTGTCGATCGCCTTCTTCAGGTCCTTGACCTTGTTGTTCTGCAGGCGCCGGATCGCCGAGTGGTCGAGCAGCAGCTTTCGCAGCTCGATGTTCTTCTGCCCGAGCATCTCGCCGGCCTTCGCGCGCTCCTCGACCGTGAGTTCCTCGACGTGGACCGGGCCCGCCTCGTCGTGCTCGATGCCCGAGCGGCCGCGATCCTCCTTCTCCGCCGAGGCGTCGACGGCGTCCTTGAACTTGCTCGAGTCCTTGTTCCGGGGCTTCTTCACCGCGCGTGCCATGCGAGTTCTCCTTGGGCGCTCGTCGGCGCCGCCTGGGTTGTGGCCCTGTCCGTCCAGCTCGTCGCGATCGCGAGCGCGTCCCACGCGTGCTCGCGAGTGATCGCCGGCGCGCTCTCGAGCATCGCGGACGCGCCGGGCCAGCGCGTCCGCATCAGCTGCTCGGTCGACTCCTTGCGCTTCGCTTGCGCCTGGCGCGCCAGCTGGGCGCGGAGCTTCGGCTCGGTCGTCTTCGCCGGCGGCAGCTTCTCGGCGAGCAGCCCGAGCAGCTTGCGCCACTCGCCCGGGTTGCGCGTGACGAGCTCGGCGCCGCGCGCCTTGCACAGACCGACAAGCAGCGAGAACGAGGCCCAGACCATCGCAGCAGCGAGCGCGCCCTTGGGAAACGCCGGCGCCTCGGTCACGACTACGCCCGGCGCCTGGACTACGAGCAGCTCGTCGAGGTCGGCGGCGAGCTCGGCCACGCGGTCACGCAGGCGCGCTTCCGGGTCGCTCTTGAAGCAGCCGAGGTCGCGAACGCGCACGCCGCCGTCGAAGCGCTCGAGCGCGGCGAACCCGCAGTGCGCGGTGCCCGGGTCGATACCGAGGATCCTCATCGGCGCACCGGCGTCGGCGTCGACGTGATGGGCGCCGTGCACCAGCGCGAGCAGCGCCAGATCAGCGTCGACGACCCCATCGTGATGCACGGCGCACCGCATGATGGGCATCGCGGTGTCGAGGTCGGTGGGTGCGGGACGAAGGTCATAGCGGCAGTGCCTCCTGCGGATCCTTGCGGCGAGCGCGGTGTGCCCAGTAGGGCAGCGACTCGATCTGCTCCCAGCTCTCCTCGTTGCCCTTCCGCTGCACGCGGCCGAGCTCGTAGGCCTCGCGGTACGTGCCGAGCGTCTTGTCGAAGATGACCCTCGCCACCAGCGAGTTCGCGCCGTCGAGCCGGTCCTTCAGCACCGTCATGAACGTCGGTGCGAGGTTCCAGTCCTTGCCGTTGTGCGGCGCCGGCGCGAGCGCGACCGCGTGCGTCGCGACGCGCGTGATGTGGCTCGACCCGGCGAGCTCGCCCATCGTGGGCACGAGCGACGAGCGCATGCCGTCGGCCTTCTTCAGGTGCACGACCAGCAGCACTGGCTTGTTCATGCGCATTGCCAGATCGCGCAGTCGCTTCATCACCGCCGTCTGCGCCTTGACCTCATGCTCCTCGTCCTCGACGTCGACGTAGTGCAGGTGGTCGACGACGACCAGGTCGACGCGGTCCTGCATCGCCACCATGACGCGCTCGGTGTCCTCGAGCGTGAACGACGATCCGCGATAGACCGTGTGCAGGCGCTGCCCGATCTGCTGCGTCAGATAGCGGTCGACCGCGCCCTCGATGTCGGCGAAGAGCGCATCGAGCTCGCCGCGCATCCAGCGCCCGAACGAGATGACCTCGCGGATCGTGCCCGGCTCGCGCGCGCTGCGTGCCGCCAGGCCATCCGCGTAGAGCTGGGCGAGCGCGCGGTACTTCAGGCGCCGCTCGATCTCGCTGCGGTTCGCCTCGAGGAAGAAGCCGAGTACTCGGCGCCCCGCGCGCGCGCCGCGCTCGGCGATCGTCGACGCCAGCTGCGTCTTGCCCGCGCCTGGGCGCGCGGTGAGCACGACCAGGTCGTTCGGCAGCATCCCGCCGATCGCGTCGTCGAGGAACGCGACGTCGTACGGGATGAGCTTCTTCGCGTCGTCGAGGCGGCGCTCGCGCTCGCCGGCCAGGCGCTGATCGATGGTCCCGATGTCGATGCCGAGCAGCTCGGGCATCGCCGGCCCGCGCTCGCGCGCCTCGGTCACGAGCTGCTGCAGCCCCTTCGCCGTGCCGCCGTCCCTGATCCAGTCCGAGACGTCGCCCTTCTCCTCGAGCCCGGGCAGCTCGAGCACGATCACGCTCTTCGCCGCCGTGCGCAGCGAGGCGACGACGTCGGCGGCGTACTGCCGTCCGGGCTTATCGTTGTCGGGCACGACCACCACATGCCGCCCGGCGAGGATCTCGGCAGCGTGCTCGCCGACGTACTTCCACCCGTTCGTGCCGCCGGCGCAGCATGTCGCGATGAAACCGATCGAGCGAAGCGAATCGACATCCTTCTCGCCCTCGGCGACGAACACCGTGCGCGTCTTGCTCGCCGGGTCGACGAGCTCGGGCAGCCGGTAGAGCACGCGGCGCACGCCCTCGAGGTTCCAGGTCCAGCCGCTCGTGTGATCTGGCCGGCGCTGCCGGAAGCTCTTCGGCACCATGCGAACGACCTGGAAGAGCAGCTCGCCGCGCTCGTCGTGGTACGAATACTCGGTCGCGATGGTGGGCTTCGCGGCGTCGCCGGCGGAGTGCGGGAATAGGTCCTTCGCCTCGAGGTGCAGCGCGCGCAGGATCGCGTCGAGCTTGCAGCCGGCCTGGCAGAACAGCACGACCTTGCCGTCCTCGCCGCGCGAGATCGCGAGCGACGGCGTGTTGTCCTCGTGAGCAGGGCATCGCGCGACCCACTGGCCGGGCTTCTCCCGCTTCACGCCGTCGAGGCGCTGGAGAATCTCGTCGACGGTCACCGAATTCTCCCGGCGGCGTGGTCTTCCATCAGCCTGTCGATGGGCTCGGGCGGGCGCTCGACGGTGATGTAGTCGCGCCAGCAGCCCATGAACGTCGAGAAGTGCTTCTGGTACTTCGCCTCGCGGTCCTGCACCTGGATGGCGTAGTTCGCCACGGCCACTTTGAGCGCGGCGTAGTCGCCGGCGGTGCGGATCTGCTTCTCGCACAATGCGAGGCCACGGCTCTTGCCGTCCTTGCGTGGGTAGGCCCGGTAGATGGCCTCGTAGTCGAAGACGGGCTTCGAGGGAACGAGGCCGAGCTTCAGAATAGGCGGAGCCGGGTCGCCGTGTTCTTGTTCTTGTTCTTGTTCTTGTTCTTGTTCCTGTTCCGGATCGTCCTTCGCCGAAGGCTTCCCGAAGGGCTTCGTGCAGGCTTCCCGGAAGGCTTTCGCGAAGCCTTCCCCCAAGCCTTCTGTGAAGGCTTTAAGCGCGTGCCATGACTCGATTTTCAGAGGGCACTCAGGGGTCTCGTCCCACGTCGCCCGCCACGACCGCACCACGTTCGGCGACTCCGGGGCGTTGTGCTTGGCCCCGTTCGGCAGCCAGACCATGCCGGCCTCACGGTCGACCTTGGCCATGTCCTGGTCCACGATTTCGACCATCGCGGACCAGAAGCCTTCGAATGGCCAGCGCAGGGCAGCCGCCAGCTCCTCGGGCGTACCGAGGACGATGCCGGGGATCTGCGTGGTGCGCGTGCCAGTGATGAGCCAGACCAGCAGGCTTTGCCCGTTCGGTGTCGGTCGGCTCAGGCGCCGAACCTTCTCGTCGGCCCACAGGCCCAGGCTGACCTTGCGGTACTTCGCCACCTACGTCTCCTTCGTTGGTGGTGCTGGGTTGTTGGTGGCGGTGATGGCGCGCACGAGCTGCTCGAGCTGGGCGTTCAGCGCGTCGACCTCGTCGCGGTCGCCGGCGAGCTGGGCGGCGTCGACCAGGGCGATGAGCAGCAGCGCGCGCAGCCGGTTCGCCTCGAGGCCGTTGGCGTAGAGGCGCTCCTGCACGCGCGTCGCGAGCTGATAGTCGAGCGCGCGCTCTGCGGCGGTCCGCTTCATGTGGGTACTCCTGACCCAATCGCGCCGGCGGATACGTCGCTGTACCGTGGAGCGAGGAAGCTGCAGGCGTTGCGGCAGAGTGGACAGCGCCCGAGAGGCAGCAGACGCGTGAGCAGCGTGCGAGACGCCGGGCAGTCGACGAACCACTCGCCACGCACTTGCAGGCCGGCAATCATCTCGTGAATCCTTTGCTCGTCCGCAAGCGAGCCACCGCTGATTCCGATCAGCCGCAGCTCATGCGGATTGGCCGTCTGGAGGGCGGCCAGCCTTTCTTCGGGATCGCCGGCGGTGAACCCGACCTTGATGAAGCCACCACCAGCGATGGCATAGACCGCCATCTACGCGGCCTCGCCGCCCTTGTGACTAGCCAGGGCCCGCTCTATCGCTGCTGCGTCGATCTCGAGCGTGATATCGCCGGTTGTCGGATGCGGAGGCAGCTCTTCTTCTTCGGGCCGCGCATCCTTCGCTTCTTCGGTGGGCATGCGCGCGAAGAACTCAGCGACGCCGCCGGGGATGCCGAGCGCCCTCACGATGGGGTCGAGCCGATCGGTCGTCGGCGCCGAGCTGTCGTGCATCCAGCCGTGCACGGCCCTGCGACTCACGTCGAGAGCTCGCGCCAAATCGGCCTGGCGCATCTCCACGAACTTCAGCCAGCTCGTCAGGCGCATCCCGAAGGTCGGTTCCATGGCCGCATACGTTACGACCGATGTAACATTCAGTGCAAGCCTTTCGTTACACCAGTCGTAACATCCTCTGCGCGAGCATAGGAGCCATGGGCCGAGATGGCCGACGCTGGTACTTGAAGCCAGCCTCTCGGGAGACCGTGAAGCAGCTGATCACCGCCGAGGAGGGTAGCTATCGGGGGGTTGCGCAGCGGTTGCGCCTCGGCATCTCCTACGCGAGCCTGCACCGAATTGCGGCAGGCGTAACTAAGTCATCCTGGGTGATTCCTGACTTGTTGCGCTACCTGAACCTCGTTCCGTCAGAACACATCGACCTCGAGCTCGGCGAGGAACTCACCGACGAGCAGATCGCCTGGCTCAAGCTGCTGGCCGACCTCAAAGGTCGCTGGCAAGGACCCCGCGGACATCGAGACCCTCATTCGGAAAATCGCCGGCATGCCCGCCTCGAAGAGCTCCCAGTAACCCCGCGAGACGACCCAGGGATCTCCACCATGCTGGGTATCGGACACCCACCTTCGTTACAGACAGTGTAACGTTTTGCGTTGACGTCGCGTTACACTTACCGTAACGTCTGCCCCATCATCGGGCAGTCGGATGTTCAGCTCAACACGGATTCGTGAACGCTTCGGCGCACGGCCAGAGGGCGGACTCCGGCGGCTGGTGGAGACAGCTGACCGAAGGAGGGGACATGCCCGTGTGCCTGGGGATGCTGAAGGAGCTGTTCGGGGGTGACCGTTGACCGCGTACCCGGTGCGCGCGCTCCGGATGGAGCGCGCGGACAAGCGCTTCGCCGCGCTGGCGCGCGACGTCGGCCTGGTGCTCGAGCAGCACTCCTATCCGCGCGTCAACGGTGACGACCGGAGCGAGCTGGAGAAGGTGCTGTTCGACTTCCTCTACGGGAGCCGCGGCGCCGCCGGCGAGCTGGAGAAACGGCTCAACGGCACGGCCGCGCCGCTGGTCTCGGAGGAGGGCACGCTCGACTCGTACGACTGCCTCGCTGTGGCGCACGAGCTGCGGCGCAAGCGGGCCGCGACGGGAGCGCTGGTCATCGCGACCGACGCCAACGACCAGCTGTCGATCGGCCTGGCCGCCGACGAGGGCGCGCTGATGGACGTGCTCGGCAACGAGATCATCGAGTCGCTCGAGGGCGTGCTGAAGAAACGAGGGTGGGCCGCACCCGAGATCAAGGACGTCGGCATGGACTTCACCGTCCCCGGCGACGACAAGGAGCGTGCGTCATGACGCTGAAGATGTGGACCGATCGAGCGCATGTCCTCTACGACATGGTCGGGAGCGCTCGCCAGCGCGTCGCCCTCCAAGCGACGCCAATCGCGGACTCGATCGCCGAGGGCCACGAGGTGTGGCGCAACGACGTCAAGCGCTACCGCTGGGCGCGAGACTGCGAGCGTGTCGCCTGGGTGATGTGGCACCTCGAGGTCTACGGCGCCTTCCCTGAGTTCTGGAACGCCGCGCCGGTGGCCGCGCCCGCCGTGTCCATCACGCCCGCCGCCGGCACCGTCGAGGTGTCGCCGTGACCGGTCGTGGCGTGGCCATCATCCCGGTCATCGCGCCGTCGCGCGAGCAGCAGCTCGAGCGCGAGGTGAACGAGCTTCACGCCAAGCTCGAGCTGAAGCAGGCGCAGCTCGAGGACGCGTGCGCCCAGCTCACCGCGAACGGCGCGCCGGCGATCCCCGACCAGGTGCCGATGTGCATCGGGGGCGGGCTGGTCGGCGAGGCGGACGGCTGGCTGTGGCTGATGCGCGGCGGCGTGCTGCGCCGGCTGTGGCTCGCGACGGCGGAGGAGACGCGGCAGGCGCAGGCGGTGCGCGAGGTGCTCGAGCGCGAGCAGGCGGAGCGAGACGCGGTCCGCCGGAGGTTCGCGTCGTGAGCTACCACGCGGTCCTCGATGCCGAGGAGCTACGGCGCGCGCTCGACACTGCGCCCATCGAGGAGGTGCTGGCCGCGCTGGTGCGGCGCGGTGCCCGGCTCCTGGCGCTCGCCGAGGCGGCGGCGCACGAGGCCTCGGTCGAGCAGCTCGAGGGCCGCGTGGCCGAGCTCGAGCGCCGGTGTGCGGCGAGCTGCATCGAGGTCCGCAAGCTGAGCGACGCGATGCACGTGCTGGCGCCGGCCAGCAACCTGGACTTCCAGCTCGCCGGGTACTCGCGCGCCGCGGCGACGTTCGACCGGCTGACCGCGTTCCGGCTGCGGTGCCTGCGGAAGCAGGAGGTCGGCCATGCGTGAGCCGAATTCGAGTCCGATTTCGGGTTTGCTCTCCGAGGCGGATCTGGCGGAAATCGAGAAGCGCGCGGCGGCGGCGACGCCGGGGCCGTGGGTGGAGGGGTACGTCACCGGGCGCTGCCATCTCGACCACGAGCATACGCGTGGTGAGTGTCGATACGACTACCGACTCGAGACCAGCGCGCGCGGGCAGATTGCCAGTCTCGCGTTGACCCGCGACGTCCTCACCACCACCAAGTACGGGCTTCCCTCGGCTGCGGACGTCGCATTCATCGCGGCCGCGCGCACGGACGTCCCCGCGCTGGCCGCCCACGTGCGCGTGCTCGAGCGAAGCCGCGACGGCTGGCGCGCTGACGCGGAGCGCGAGGCTGGGCACGCCGCCTACTGGAGGGAACGCATGGCCGCCATGGTCGGCGCGGTGCGAGCGGCCATGAGGTGCACCTGCGGCGAGCCGGTGTGCGAGGCCGTGGAGGACGTCCAACTGCTGCTGGCGTTGCGCGAGGACGCGCTCCATGCGTAGCCGCCCGCAGCTCCGCGTCGTGCGCCCGACCGATCCCCTGCCGCCGCTCGAGCACGCACCGCTGATCGCGCCGCGCCTGGTCGTCGTCCGGCCGCAGCCGAAGCTGCGCTGGATCGACAGCGTCGCCGCCGGGCTCCTCATCTCCGGATCGCTCCTGGCAGGTGCGGTCCTCATCTCTCTGGCCATGGGCTGGATTCGACTCTGACGGAGGACGGAACCATGACGACGACGAAGACGTTCGAGGTGGACCAGGAGCGGCTCGCGGAGATCGCGTTGCTCTCGCTGCGGAGCGGCACCGGCGCGCATCCCGGTAAGGGCATGACCCCACACGAAGCCTGCGTGATGCAAGCCGTGGCATACGTGGCCGGCGAGGAATGGAGCGATCACCCGGACTGCGCATGCCCGGTCATCACCCAGCTCATGATCTCGCTCAACGACGGCATGAACACCGACCAGCGGAACCGGCTGCTCAAGCCCCTGGTGCCGCGGCTGGTGGGCACGCGCTCGACGCCCGAAGTCGAGCGCCAGCGCACCTGCATCCTCATCGACTGGGTGCTGCGCGAGTCGACGCCCAGGTGGATGGATCTAATCCCTGGCTGCGAAGGCTTCGCCGCGCGCCTGCGTGCGCTGCCTGTCGTCACGGAAGCTACGGTCGAGGCCGCCGGAGCGGAGGCGCGAAGCGTCCTCCGTGAGGCGGCCGAGACTATAGAGCGCGCCCGCGCCGCCCTCGCCGCCCGCGCCGACCTCGCCGCCCGCGCCGACCTCGCCGACCGCGCCGCCCTCGCCGCCCTCGCCGCCCTCGGCGCCCGCGCCGACCTCGGCGCCCTCGGCGCCCGCGCCGACCTCGCCGCCCTCGCCGCCCTCGCCTCCCTCGCCGCCCTCGCCGCCCTCGGCGCCCTCGGCGCCCGCGCCGACCTCGCCGCCCGCGCCGACCTCGCCGCCCTCGCCGCCCTCGCCGCCCTCGCCGCCGGACCCGACGACCCGATTGTTTCGGCATGTGCGAAGGCTGCGGCCGACGTCAAGGGGAAGGGAGGGGACTACTGGGCCCAGTACCAAGCAGCCTACGCCGCAGGACGAAAGGTCATCGACGGGCTGCTCGCCAGCGACCCGAAGTGGATGGCGTTCAACGCTGAGAGCGAAGCGTCGCTGCTCGCGATGATCGAGCGTCTGCTCGTTTGCGGCGCGCCCGCGGCCGCTGAGACGCCGGCGGCCTAACCGTGTCGCACCCGTTCTGCTACCGCTGCCGTCACGACGTCCTGCCCGGGCGCGGGTGCCTCTGCGCCCAGCTGCAGGCGGACTACGACGAGGCGGTGGCAGAGCGGCAGCGCGAGCGCCTGGCGGAAGAGAGGTACTGGGCCGAGATGGACGCGTCGATGGCCGCCGAGCGGCGCCGCGTCGATGAGGACGCCGCGGCCGACAGGGAGTTCGAGGCGAGCCGGGCGCGCGCCCGGGAGAACGCCCAGGCGCATGACGACCTGGTGTGGGGAGACGACCGATGACCGAGACATCGCAGAGCGTGGGCGCGCTGGCCGCGGCGCTGGCCAAGGCGCAGGCGGAGATCGAGGGCGCGTCCAAGGACCGCGTGAACCCGCACTTCAAGGCGTCCTATGCCACGCTCGCATCCGTCTGGGACGCGTGCCGCAGCGCGCTCGCCAAGAACGGCCTCGCGGTGGTGCAGTCACCGGTCTCGGAAGGCTCGACGGTGACTGTCTACACGACGATCATGCACGCCTCGGGCGAGTGGATGCGCAGCGCGCTCTCCGCGTCGGCCCGCGACGGCACGCCGCAGAGCATTGGGTCCGCCATCACGTACCTGCGCCGCTACTCGCTCGCTGCGATGGTAGGCGTGGCGCCGGAGGACGACGATGGTAATGACGCGCAGCCGCCGCGCTTCGACCAGGCGCCGCCGCGCCAGCAGCAGCCTCCACCGGCGCGCCAGCCGAACGGGCCTGCCCTGCCCGACTTCGACGCGGTGAACGACCGCCTGCACAAGGTGACCGGGTATGGGGGCGACGAGCACAAGACCGCGCGGAAGACCTGGTGGGCGAAGGCGCTGGGCTACGTGAACCCTGGCCCGCAGTGGTCGCCTTTCACCCCCTATGGCCAGGCCGACGTCGCTGCGAAGCGCAAGGTCGTGCAGCTGCTCGAGCAGCTCGAGCTCGCCACCGCGGCGGCGCCGCCGATGGCGGATGGGCCGCCGCCGCGCAACGACGACGACATCCCGTTCTAGACCCCTTTGGTCCCGCCGGCGGCGCGCGTCTCCTCCTCAGCGTGCGCCGCCGGCGAGGGCCTCTTTTCCCCGGAGGATCCGATGGACGCCAGCACCGAGACCGAGACGAGCGACGAGCTGTTCATGCACATCCCCCTCGGCCAGCTCACGGCCTCGAGGTTCCAGCCGGCGACGCGCCGGCCCGACGCCGATCTCATCGAGAGCGTGCGCCAGCACGGCGTCGTCACGCCCGGCCTGGCGCGGCCGACGCCGGACGGCCCGACCGCGTACGAGGTGGTCTTCGGCCACTGCCGCTGGCAGGCCGCCGCGGCCGTCAAGCTCCCCACGATGCCCTTCCTCGTGCGCGAGCTTGACGACGTCACGGCGCTCGAGCTGCAGCTGGTCGAGAACCTGCGCCGCTCGGACCTCCACCCGATGGACGAGGCCGAGGGCTACCACCAGCTGCACGAGGAGCACGGCCAGGCGGTCGAGCAGATCGCGGCCCGGGTGGGCAAGTCGAAGGCCTACGTCTACGCGCGGCTGAAGCTGCTCGCGCTACAGACCGAGGGCCGCGAGGCGTTCCGCGCCGGCGAGCTCGACGCCTCCGTCGCGCTCTACCTGGCGCGCGTGCCCGGCTCGCTGCAGGCGATGGCGCTGAAGGCGCTGCGCGGGCGCGCGGAGCAGGGCGACCGCGTGTCGGCGCGCACGGCGGCCTGGCTCCTGCAGCATCAGTTCATGCTGCAGCTCGACCAGGCGCCGTTCCAGACGAGCGACGCCGAGCTGGTACATCAGGCCGGCGCGTGCACCGACTGCACGAAGCGGACGGGCAACCAGCGCGAGCTCTTCGCCGACGTCGAGAGCGACGACGTCTGCACCGACCCGATCTGCTATCGGAGGAAGGTCGACGCGGTATGGCAGCTCCGGACGAAGGACAAGAGCATGCCCGTGCTCCCAGCCAAAGAGGCCAAGGCGCTGTGGCCGCACAGCAGCAGCCACATGACCTACCAGCGCGAGTGGATCGACCTGGCGGAGAGCTGCTACGACGCCGGAGGGAAGCCCTACAAGAAGGCCCTCGCCAAGGCGATGCCGGAGGTGACCCTCGCCCGCGATCCCGACGGCGGCGTGCACGAGCTCGTGAAGCGCGCGGCCGCCGAGAAGGCGCTGAAGGACCTCGGCCTCACCAAGAAGGTGTCGCCGGCAAGCTCGAGCTCGAGCAGTTCGTCATCCTCCAAGAATGACAAGGAGGCGCGCGCGGCCGCGGCGAAGGCGCGCGCGGCCGAGGAGCTCAACAAGATGGTGGCTGCCTCGGTCGTGGCGGAGATCGCCGAGGTCGCCGAGAGGGCCTCGCCCACCGCCGCCCAGCTGTTCGCCCTCGTGGTCGCGCTCGAAGGCAACCTCTACAGCGGCCCGCAGCGCGCGCTCGACCGGCGAGGCCTGAAGCGTGACGCGCTGAAGAAGATGAACGAGCGTGGCCTCTGGGCGCTGCTCGTCGAGTACCTCGCCGCCGAGCTCCTCGAGGACGTCTTCTCCGGCCAGCAGCCGAAGGACCTGCTCGCACTGGCGAAGGCCTTCAAGGTCGACGTGCTTGCGCTCGAGAAGAAGGCGAAGGCCGAACTCGAGGCCTCCGCCAAGATGCCCGCCGACCTGAAGGCGAAGCCGGTCAAGGGCAAGAAGCTCAGCGCCCAGGCGCTGAAGCACGGCGCGCTCGGGCCCGAGGGCAAGCGGTGAGCGACCTCAGTGACCTGGTGCGCGATCTGGTGCGCGCCCGCGTGCTCGTCGCAGTGCGCGCGTGCCCGGGCATCACGCCGGCGCGCGCGGCCGCGGTGGCGCTGTTCAAGGAGGAGGACGCCATCATCGCGCTCGAGCAGCTCGTCGAGCTCGCCCAGGTGGAGGAGGTCGCGCTGCACGACACGACGTCGCTCTGGTACCCGGTCGCCTGGTGTGTGACCTGCGGCTGCACCGAGCTGCACGCGTGCGAGGGTGGCTGCTTGTGGAGCGTGCACCCCGGCGAGGACCCGCACGTCGGTGACTTCGCCGGCGTCTGCTCGAGGTGCGACTGATGCTCGACCTCTTTGCCTACTGGCTCGGCCACCTCCTGGCATGGCTCTTCCCTGGTCTCGCCGGGCTCGGCGCCGTCGATGCCTGGGCGCCTGGAGACCTGCGATGAAGTACGACGACACGTCGCGCCACCTCTGGCCGGCGCACCTCGACGCCATCCCGTGCCCGCGGTGCCAGGAGCGCATGGACGCGCACCTGTGGAGCGTCGTCGACGGCCTGGTCTGCCCGCGCTGGACGCGGCGCCTGGCCCGCCGGCTCGCCGATGCCCTGGCGCGGCTGTCGACAGTCGTCGGAGGTCAGTGATGCAGATGCGCGGCCAGGCATGGTGCGGGCTGCACGACATCTACTACGGCGAGGCCTTCGGCTGCGGCTACTGCAACGATGAGCTCCGCCGGGATTTCCGCGCCGCCCGCGCGGAGGTCACGGGCGCGACGGTCCGCGGCGCCTTCCGCGCACTCGCCGAGGTCGGCTGCGCGGTCCAGCTCGGGCTGCTTGCCGTCCACGTCGTGAGCGGCACGCCCGCCTGGGACGGGCCTGAGCCGGGCGTGCTGGCGCGCTACGGCGACGCCGAGTACTCGCTCCTGGCCGGGCTCGGTGGGCGGCCATGACCGACGCCGAGATGATGCTGGTCTCGCTCCTGGTCTTCCTTGCCGTGCTCCTGGGCTTGGCCTGCTGGGTAGCCGACCAGCGCGGCATGGCCGAGCAGGAGCGGTGGTGAGACCGTGAGCTTCCTCGCAGACTGGGGCGCGACCCTCATCTTCGGCGCGTTCGTCGCCGGGCTGGTCGCGCTGCTCGGCCCGCTCGTCGGCGCCATGGTCTCCGGTGGGTGCGTGTTCGGCGGCTGGCTCATCGCGCGCGCGATCGACCGCGGGTTCGGGGGCCGCCCGTCGTGATCGCCCTGGCCCCGAACGTCTTCTACGCCGAGGACGAGCTCGTCACCGGCCTGAGCGTGAGCCGCAAGTGGCTGCGCCGCACCGTCGGCGGGTTGCGCGCCGGGCGGGCGCGCGTGTACCGTGGCTCCGACGTCCTGGAGAAGATGCAGGTATGCCTCAACGCTTCACCGTCTCGGTCTACACCCGCTCCGGCTCGCCGTTCTGGTACGCGCGGTGCTACCTCGACGGCGGCGGCGACAAGCCCCTCCGATGGTCCACCGGCGTCCGCCTCGACAGCGAGGGGGGGAAGCGTGGATCTCGTCGAGTGGCTGAAGCAAGAGCAGAGGCAGAAGCCCGACGCCTTGCCGACGCCGCTCAGCTCGAGACGCAGACCGAGACGTCCACCACCGTCAACGCCGTAGCCCGGCGGATGCTCCGGCAGAAGCAGGCAGACCAGCGCCAGCCGCGCGCCGTCGCATCGCTCGCCCACAACCTCCGCAAGCACGTCGAGCCCTTCTTCGGCCCCGAGCGGGACATCCGCTCGATCCGCCGCCCGGACCTCGAGGCCTTCAAGCGCCACCTGGTCGCGGTGCCGCTCTCGCCCATCACGGTCAACAACAACCTCACCGCGATCAGGCAGATACTCAAGCACGCCGCGAACGTCGAGGAGCTGCTCGAGGTCCTGCCCCACGTCGCGAACGTGAAGGCGCCCAAGGGGACGAAGGGGCGCGCGCTCACCGAGGAGCAGGTCGGCGCGCTGCTCGATGCCGTCCAGCCGCGCGAGCTCGAGGCGCAGCAGTTCCTCGAGTTCATCTCGAACGTGGGCATGCGTAAGACCGAGACCCTGGCCATGAAGTGGGGCTGGATCGACTGGGACGCGGCCATGATGAGGATCCCGCCCGAGTACCGGAAGGGCGGCGAGGACCGCCGGCGCGTGCCGCTCAATGATGCCGCGCTCGCGATCCTCATCGCGCGCCGCGACCACGGCACGAAGTACACGGGGCGGCGCAAGGAGCCGCTGCCGACCGGGCCCGAGAACCGGGTCTGGATCCAGAAGAAGCACGACGTGTCCCGCAACGAGGCGGCGAAGCGCGCCGGCCTCGGCCGGGTGCGCACGCACGACCTGCGGCATACCTTCGGCTCACTGGCGGTCGCGAACGGCGCGTCGCTCACCGAGGCGCGCGACCTGCTTGGCCATCTGACGATGGCGATGGTGAACCACTACCAGCACGCCTACGAGGACCGGCTCAAGGAGGCCGCCCAGCGGGTGCAGATCAGGAGCTCGCGGAGTGTGTCGGCTGGTGTGTCGGGCGAGGGGTCAAACAGGGCTCAGAACGAGCTGGATCGGGCACGAGCGAAGAAGACCTCTCGACGGTGAGTGCCTGAAATGATTCATGGAAGTGCGTGCCGGACTGGTGCCGGCCTCGGTCTTCAAAATCAGTGGAGCGATGGACCTAAGCAGTTGATTTTGTGGGCGGACGCCCAAGAGTGTGTCGGGTGGGTTGTGTCGGGTTGGCTGGACCGAACGCGATGTGCAGCCGGCTCAGGGCGGGACGGCACGCCAGACCTCCTCGGCGTACCGGACGACCGACGTGCCGGGCCACTTCTCGGTGGCGATCGCCACGGCATCGGCGCACGTCGAGTGCCCGGCCGTGAACACCAGGACGTCGGGCGGCTCGCCGGCGAGCGCGCGGGCGTCGGCCTCGGCCTCGCTGGCGTCCACCCAGACGCCGCAGGGGAGCGCTGGCACGGCGGCGGCCGCGGCGGTCTCGACCAGGGCGGGCGCCCGGGCCGCCACAGGGCCGCTGGGCGACGTCCCGATGCCGCAGGGGTCGTCGTCCAGGCGACCCTCCTCGCGGGCGGCGCAGGCGGCGACCAGGGCGAGCAGGAGCAGGGACAGGGACAGGGCGATGCGGAGGGTCACGACGCGCCCGCCGGCGTGATGTCGAAGTAGTACTCCTGGTCGAGCTCGAGCTGGTCGACGGCCGCCCTGTTGACGCAGTTCAGCTCGAACTTGCCGCCCGGCGACGCGTCCCAGAACTTCGAGTTCTCGTGGGCCGGGTCGTTGTTGGCGGAGACGGGGCACATCTCGATCGTCCACATCTCGCCCGGCACGTAGATGTCGTAGCCCTTCTCGGTCTTCACGCGCGCGCCGCTCGCGTCGAGCTTCGGGCGCGAACCCATCGTGCGCTTGATGCCGGTGACCTTGAACTTGCAGCGGACGCTCATCGTGTTTCTCCTTCGCGGCTCAGGGCCGCTCCGTTCCGTGCAGGATGCGCAGCAGCGCGACCCGCACCATGGCCTTGTCGGGCTCGCTCGCGTCGCGGTACGGGCTGGCCAAGAGCACGAGCTCGACCAGCTGGGCGTCCGGGACCGTCCAGACGCCGGTGTCGCCGACCGTGCTCGTGGCCTCGCCCAGGCGCAGGTTGCGGACGCCCTGCAGCTCGAGGCCATGCTGGGCCGCCTCGGAGTGGCGCGCGCGCAACCCGGGCACGACGCGCTGCCAGGCGTGCTCCGCCGGCGGCGTCGGCCGCAGGTCCTCGCTGCTCGGCGGCCGCGGTGGCGGGTAGCCCGCGACGTGCTCGAAGTGCTGAGCGCACAGCCGCGCGCCGTTGAGCAGCCAGACCGGCATGCGGTATGTCTGGCTGCAGTGGTCGCAGTAGAAGCTGCCGAGGAACTGACTCATGGCTCGGCCTCCACGTTGACGCTCGTCTCGCCGTGCTCCTGGGCGACGTGCAGGCAGCGGAAGTACTGCTCGAGCGCGTAGCGGCGCAGCTCGGCGTAGGCGCCCTGCACGCGCTCCACGGTGCTGCGGTGCAGGAGCACGTTGCCCACGCGGTCCGCGTCTGGCCAGTCGATCACCTCGAGCGGCGGCGGCTCGGCCATGCAGCTCACGTAGCGGAGCTCGGTCGTGACGCGTGGAGAAGGTTGGACGGCTTGAGGTCGCGGTGGACCACCGCCGGCGACGCAGGCGCCCAGCAGGAGCGCCGCGACGACGCGCATCACGGCTGCCCTCTGGCGGCGGACGCTGGGACGCGGCGCGCGCCGGTTGCTCGAGCTACCTCGAGGAGCTGGTCGTAGAGTCGGTCGGCCTTGCGGCCCAGGTCGGTGACGTCGCGCTGCAGGTCGGCGATGCTCTGGTCGACCGCGGCGGAGCGCACGCGCAGGTCCTGCACCTGGCCCGCGAGCTCGCCCAGCTGGGTGGCGGTTGAGCCCTGGGCGTGCTCGAGCTGGGCGGCGGCGCTGTCGCGGACCTGGTGGACCTCCGCGGCCGTGGCCAGCTCGCCGAGGTACGTCGCGCTATACGTGCCCACGCCGACCAGGCTCGCCGCGATCACAAGGAGCGCCTTGTAGCCTTCGAGCCGCGCGATCAGCCGGGCGACCGGCGGCGCGATGGCTACGGGGTCAGGCGGGACCGTGGGAAGCGGCGTCGACGGGCGCGGGTGCGACATTCGGGCCTCCTCGCTGCTGGGCAGCTGCGATCTGCGCCGCGAGGCGCTGGAGCGTTTCCATCTCGGCCAGGAGCTGGACGCGCCGGCGCTGCCGCACCTCGAGCTCTAGGTCCAGGTTGCCGAGCTCGCCGCAGAGCTGGCCGTACCGCGCGCTGAGATCCATCAGACGTACCCCCTCGCCGTGCGGTAGAGGGCGATGACCTCGTTGTAGATGGTCTGCAGCGCCGTCTGGGACGCCGAGGAGAGCTGGCTGGCCACGAACGCGGCGGGCCCGTCGGGATCCGCCGGGTGGACGAACACCATGTCCACGCCGGCGAAGCCCGCAGCACGGCGGCTGAACGCGAGCTGGTCTCCGATCGTCCCGGCGGTTGGGTCTGCGATGCTGAGGCTGCGAGGCATTGTTCTCTCTTCTCCTTGCTCAGGCCCAGGCCGGCACGAAGCGCTTGCCGTTCTGGGTGTGGATTTCGATCCACTCGTTCTGTGCCGCGGCGGCGGGGCCGCTGCCGCCGATGGTCCCGACCGTCGGCGCTGCGCCGCCGCCCAGGGCGACAGCGCCGTCGACCTTGATCTTCGCGTTGAACTCGGCGGCGAACGAGTTGGTGATGGTCGCGTTCGTGCCGGCGAGCGGCGCCTCGGCGTAGAGGCCCGCGGCCTTCGTGATGGTGCTGGCGCCGACGAAGGCGTACGTCGCCGCCTTGATCTGAAACTCGCGCTGCGCGGCGAGCGCGCCGGTCGCCCACTGCTTCGTGTAGCTGTTGTAGAGGAACCCGGCGATCTCCGTCGACGCGGTCTGCCCGGTGTTCGCCGGAGGGCTGAGCGCGAAGAAGTTGATCGCGCCCGACGTGGCCACAGCGGACGTGTCCCAGAGAAAGCCGTTCACGCCGCCAACCAGGGCTCGCGTCCGCAGCTGCGTCGAGACGACCGAGAGCTGGACTTGAGAGGTGCCTCCGACAACGACCCGATACTCGGGCGTATGCACCGACGTGCCGGCGAAGATGCTTCTCGGACGTGTCGCGCCGCCCTGGCCGATGTCGAACGAGTTGTCGGTGATCGCCAAGAAGTGGCCGCTCGCGTTCACCTCCCAGCGCCCGACGCCCGCGCTCGCGATCCCGAGCCGGTTCGTGCCGACCTGGTAAAGGCCCAGCCCGTCGTCGACCAAGGAGAGCGACGGCTTCACCGCCGAGCCGGCGCCGAGGACGAGCTGGTGGTCGGTCTCGTCGTAGAAGAAGTTGGCGTTGTCCTGCGCGAGTAGCCCACCGGCGCCGACGTAGAGCACGCTGCCGGCGGTAGGCGAACCGCCGATGGCGCCGCCGATGCTGGCGCCACCGCCGGCCGCTGCGCGGTGCGGCAAGTAGTCGGTGCTGCTGTAGAGACCCATCGCTACACCGCTCCCTGGCGCGCGCAGCTGCTCAGGAACAGGTCGACGGCGGTGGCCGTGCCGCCGATGGCCACGATCTCGGGGTAGATGTAGTCCCAGCCGGAGAGGAACTGCACCGGCTCGGTGTGCGTGAGGACGTCCGCGCCGTCCTCGGTGATTGCCGTGCCGTCGTCGATGACGCCACGAAGGGTCATGGTCGCGTTCACGCCGAGCGGGTGCCACGCGTGCGTGAGCTCGCTGTAGACCCACAGCCGCACGGTGACGGTCATCGTGCCGCTGCCCGCCGTCGAGACCATCTGCAGCACGCCGGCGTCGTGCAGGTGCCAGCGGAATGGCGTGCCGTCCACGCTGCCGTTCAGCGGGAAGCCGACGGTGATGCCGCCGGCCATGCCGGTGATCGCGATGGCCGTGGTGTTGCCGATGGTCACGTTGCCGTGGAAGCCACCGAAGTCGTTCGTCAGCGTGGTGATGTTGCTGCCGCCGTCCGAGGCCGTGATGCGCAGCGCCGTGGTCACCGCGTTGATGGCGGCGATGATCGCGGTCTGCACGGTCGCAGCCGTGTCGCCCGCCGTGTACGCGATGCGGACCTTCGTCGCGGACGCGTCGGCGAGCGCCGCTGTGGAGAAGACAAAGTAGATGGCCGGGTTGATGCCGTCGTTGAGCACGAACCCGGTGAGGTTGGTGATCGCCGAGCCGGCCGTCGACGGGATGGAGCCGGTGGCCGCCGTGTTCGACGGCTTCCCGTTCGTCGCGGTCGCGCCGTTGAGCAGTCGCAGAGCTGGTCGCATGGGTCTATCCCTTCGCAGGGGCGACGTGGCCCCATGTCGAGCGGCGTACAATATCTGGGCGACGGACGAGAATTCGGCCGAGCTGCGTCATGCGGCCCCTGCCCTTTGCCCCGGTGTCGGCTTCTCCGACGACTTGAAGGACTTCGGTGGCGCGCCCGGCGTTGGGCCCGTGCCTGCGCCGGCGCTGGCCTGCGGCTGGGCATAGAGCCCTTGGTAGACCGTGATGGCCTCGGGGGTCACCGCCGGGTCGGCGTTCACGTCGAGGAAGATGGACAGCGTGAGTCGGCGCTGGAAGGGCAGCGAGCGCGCCTCGACGAGGTGGCTCATCACCTGCTGCCGCGTGTCGTCGTACAGGCCCGGGTAGCAGGCCTTGAGGACCTCGGCATCCTCCGGGGTCATCGTGCCGACTGACATCCGCTCGACGATCCGCTCGGGCTGCTCGACGGCTTCCATGTACCTGGCGAACTTCGCGATCTCCGCGTGACTCGGCTCGAAGGTGTCGGGTCCGACCTGCAGGTGCGGGGGTGCCGGGTTCCGCGGCAGCTTGCTCGCCAGAAACTCGAGCCGAGCGTTGTGGGTCTTCTCGACGCCGTTGGCGAAGTCCGGGTCGATGGCCCAGAGCGCCTGCAGCCGCGCGTTGAGCGCTTCGCGCGCCGGCATGCGCACGGCAAAGCCGCCGTCGGGACGGCGCTCGGTCAGCGCGTTGAGCTCGCGGGCGCGCTCGCGGAAGGCCATCACGGTCGGGCTCTTCGAGGCCTGCTCGTTCGCGGGGCCGAGGACGGCGGCGACGTACGCCGGCGGCGCGTACCGGATCGCAGGCAGGATGCGGCTCGCGCGCGGCGCCACCTTCGTGGCCGCCCTGCCCACGCGCTCTGCGCCGGTCGCGAACAGCTGGGCGACGCTGCCGGAGATCGACTTCGCCCGCATCGCGTTGCCGCTCTGGATCTTGCGGACGAGCCGGTCGTAGAGCGCGCCGCCCACCTCGCGGCCCGCCATGCCGCCCGCGATCGCTCCCATCGGTCCGCCAAGCGCGAAGCCCGCGTGGCCGCCTGCCAGCGCGCCGGCGCCCTGAGCGAACTTCTTGGCGATCGTGGTCTCGCTCACATCGGCTAGGTGCGCCTCGAGGGCCTCGAGGCGGGGCGTCTTCCCCACGCCGGCGCGCGCGGCCTCGAGCTTGGCATCGAGGCTGGTCAGCGTCTCCGAGGCGACAGGCGCGCGCACGGCGGCGAAACTGTCGAGCAACGCCTGGTTGCGCTGCATCAGCTCCTGCGCGTTGAGCACCCGCTGCAGCCCGGGCGGGTTGACGTCGCCGCGCTCGAGCGCCCCGCGGAAGCCGGCGAGCTCATCTGTGGTCACCGACAGCCCCGGCTGGCCCTTGGGCATCTTCACGCCGGCGTAGTCGGCGTAGAGCTGCGACTGGTCGGGGGTGAGATAGACGCTCGCCTTGCCCTCCGCGCTCTGGGGCAGCCGATCGAGAACGGCCTGCCGCTCGATGTCCGCGTTGAACATGACGTCGTCGGCGTCTGCGAGGACCTTCTCGAGCGCGCCCTTCTGCTTCTGCAGGCCGTCGAGCACGGCCTCGGTGCCGCGCTTCCTGATGAAGCCCTCGGCATTGTCGAGGCCCTTCATGATCTGGACCTTCGAGCGTCTGAGGACCGAGGCGGTCTCGGCGTCGGCCGTCTCGATGAAGGCGGCTCGCTCGTTGCGCAGGTAGTTCTTGAAGTCCAGCGCGTCGCTGTGCAGCTCGGCGGCCGCAGCGTCCTTGGCCTTCTCGAGCGCCGAGACTTCGGCCTCGCGCGCCGCCTTGCCTTCGACCAAGTCGGTGGCGCGCTGAGCGCGCACGGTCTCGCGCTCGGCCGCGATCGCCTCACGCGCGGCCTTCTTGTCCATCGTCGCGATCTCGGGGAAGGCGCTACGGTCCACCGCGGCCGCCTCCGGCGCGCGCGCCTCCTCGAGCTTCCGCTGGGCGAAGCCCTTGGCCGCCACCGCGCCCTCCTCGAGGAGCTTCGCGCCCACGCCGATTCCAAAGCCGACGCCGGCGCCGCCGAGCGCATTCGAGCCGATGGTCGCCGCGGCGGATTCCCAGGACACCGGGCCCGGCGTGAGCCCGACTTCAGACGCGCCCATACCGGCGCCGAAGACGCCGCCCTCGGCTGCGCCACGCGCACCCGCAGCCACCAAGCGCCCGCCGAGGCCAGTTCCCGCCCGCGCCGCGATCGCCGCCTCGGCGGCGCGCCCGGCGCTCGAGGCCAGCCCGCCTGCGCCCCAGGGTGTGAGGGCGCCTGCGACGCCGCCGATGATGTTGCCCGCGGTGTTGGCTTCGCGGCGCTCGCGGGTCTCCTTGGCGTACTCGGGCGAGATCGCGCCGGCGAGCAGGTCGGTACCGCCGAGCGTAGCCGTACTGGCGAAGGAGCGGATGCCGGTGTCGACCTGGTGGCCCTCGGCCGCCTTCTGGCGCTCGCGCGCCTCGGTCTGCGCCTCGCCCTCGAGGCGAGCGCCCTTCCCGACGATCTCCTCCTCGAGCTGCGAGCGCGGCACGGTGCCCGCGCTTCCGTTCGGGTAGACGACCGCGACCATGTCGGTGTCGGTCGCGGATGCCTCGGGCGCACCGGTGGCCTCCGACTGGACCTTCGTCCCGACGGGTGCGTCGAACCACTCGGCCACTCGCTACTCCTCGATGTCCAGGCTCGAGCCATCGTCGAGCTCGTAGGTGGAGACCGACTGGCCGCCCGCGCCGGTGCGCGCGGACTGGCCGACGATCTGGCGCCCAGCTGGGATGACCACGCCGCCGGCAGTGAGGCTCTTGGATCCGTCCGGGGACTGGCCCACGATCTCCCAGCTCGAACGGGGCGCGGCCTGGTCATCGCGCCGCGCCCCGTTCTGCTTCTGCTTCTGTGCGAAGTCGCTGGTCGTGCTCGTGCTCTGGTTGCCCGATGGCGCCCTCTCAGGCTCCCAATAGGCCACGTCCTGATTTGGGGACTTCGCCCGCAGCTCGTTGTTCATGCCGCGGATGCCCATCTCGCGCATCTTGCTGATGTTGGCGCGCGGGTCGAGCAGCGCGGTCGGGTCGCCGAACATCTCGAAGTACATCGGGTACTCCTTGTCCCGGATGACCCCCTGCTCGTTGGCCTTCGAGAACTCCGGCAGGATCGTGCCCAGGATGACCTTGGCCCGCTTGGCGTCCTCGGCAGCGGCGTGGTCCATCAAGTTCCACTTCCCGAGCGGGTTCCAGCCGTGCTTCTCGTAGATGCCCTCGAGCTCGTCGAGCTTCTGAGACATCGACGTGATGGTCGCCATCTTGTCGCGCAGCGGCCCGGCCTGCTTGTCGTCGAGCACGAGCAGCTCGCCGCCCTTCTTCGTGCGCGCGCCCGGGATGACTCGCTCGTCGTGGTACTTCTGCTGTTCGCGCTGCTCCTTCGACATCAGTACCTGGTCGCGCACGGACGGCTGCTTGTTGGCACGCGCTTCGGCCTCGCTGAGCATATTCAGCCGGCCGGTCTCGGCGTTGTAGGCCTGGATGTCCAGCCCGCGGCCGGCCTGCGCGTTGTGGATCTGGTCCTGCCGGCGAGCGTAGAGCTGCTGCTCCTTGCCCTGCTGGTACTTCGTCCCGAGCTCCATCTGCGCGTCGCGGATGTCGGCGAGGTGCGTGGCCAGCCGCGCGTCGATCACCGGGTTGTCGAACCGGAGGGCGTACGCCTGCATCTGGTTCGCGGCGGTCTCGTAGGCTGCGCTCAAGCTCTTGTACTGGACGTCGAGCATGTCGCGCCCCGCGGCCAGGTCGTCGGCCATCAGGCCACGCCGCACGCCCAGCGACTTGTAGCGGTTGTCGAGCTGGGCCTGCTGCGCCTGCAGGTCGCGCTCGACCATCGCATTGATCTGCGTGAGCACCGGGTTCTGGCCGGTCTGGACAGCGCGCGTGGTCGCGCCCGTGAGCGCGGCGGTGATGCCCACAAAGAGCTTCGCCCCGAAGGACGCGTCGTGCCACAGGCGGCCGGGGTCGATCTTGGCGTTGGCCAGGTTCTTGGCTTCCTGGTCGAGCTCGGCTCGCCGCGCGCGCGCTTCGTTGTAGACCTGCCGGTACTCGTTGTCGGCGGCCGCCTGGCGCGCGCTGCGGTCCTGCGCGATCCGGGTGCCCTCCTCCGACAGGTAGAGGTTCTTCTGCTTCTGCGCCTCGCCCTCGGCGACTGCGGCGCGCGCGCGGACGTCGCCCGACTCGGCCAGGTTGTCCAGGTACGCATCGCCGGTCGATGGACGCGGCGCGGCCTCCGGGTACGCGTGCCCGATGTCGCCCTCGCGTCGGGCCTGCTCATGCGCAGCAAGGGCGGCCGCGCCCGCCTGCGTGGTCGCCGGCGGCTCTTGGGCAGGCGCGGTGGGCGGCGCCTGCTCGTTCTCGACGACCGGCACGTCGTGGCCCTGGTGCTGCTCCGGTAGCCCCTCGGGCGTGCCGAACCAGCTGTCGGGCGGCGGCCAGAGCGGAGCGCCCTGCGCATCGTACTGGTAGCCCTGGGACTCCGCCGGCGGCGCCGCCGCGGGCAGGCCCGTGAGGGGATCGACGTCGGGCAGCTGCGGCATGAGCGGTGCGCCCGGTGGCACCGGCGCGATCGGCACCGGGGCGGCGAGCTCGGCCGGCGTCCCGAGCGGGTCGAGCAGGGGCGCGCCCGGAATCGGGCGGTCCTGCGGCAGGCCAGCCATCTACCGCCCCCAGCTCGGCGGCGGCCGGTGCATATAGAGCGCGCCCGTGTGCGTGACCGGCTGCATCGCCGGGCGCGGCGCCGGCCGCTCGCGGTACAGCTCCTCGGGGCGCACCATGAAGTGCTGGCGAGACAGCTCCTCCGGGCGCGCGAAGAGGCTGGCGCTCTGCGGAGCCGGCGCGGGCGCCGCCTTGGCCGTCTGCTTCGTCCGTCCGCCGCCGATCGCGCCCAGGCGCTCCATCAGGGTAGGGAGCTGGTCGAGCGGCACGACGACCTCGGGGCCGTCCTCGCCGATGACCGCGCGGGTCGGCTCCGTGACGACCCCACCCTTGGCCATCATCGTGTAGGGGTTCATCAGCTCGGCGCTGGCGCCGCGCTCGGCGTACGGGGCGAGCGTCGCCCCCATCATCCCGCCGCCGAGCTGGGCGCTGAGCCGCGAGGCCTGCGGCCGCGGGCCCGCCTGGTCGGCGAGGCTCGAGCGGAGCGCGGCGCCTTCCTTCTGCTTGTCCTGGCGGTGCGCCCATGCGCCCGCGATGCCGCCCAGGCCGCGCACCAGGGGATCATCGGACGCCTGGCTCATCTGGATGGCGTAGTCGCGCGCGCTCGTCCGGTCCTTGTCGTCCTTGCCCTCGCCGAGCAGGCGCAGGCTCTCCAGCCCGGTCACGCGGTTCGCGTTCGAGTTCACGAGGCCGGGCAGCTGCGCGAGGGGGATGATGGCCTCCGGCCCTGCCTCGCCCACGACCGCGTCGGTCGGCTCGGTCACCATGCCGCCGTCCGCGAGGAGGAACGGTGCGACCGCGCCGGCGGCGCCCACGACGCGTTCCCAGTTCGCCGGCTGCTGGGGCACGCCAAGGTCCTGCCCGCGACGCATCGTCTGGTTCGACTCGTAGCCCATGTTGCCCTGCTGCCGCATGCCCGCGTTCGCGAGCTCCTGCCCGCGCGTGGCGATCGAGGCCTGGTCGTTGAGCCCGGTCTGCTGCAGCTGGGCCTGCGTGTTGAACTGGTTGTGCTGCAGGTCCTGCCCGCGCGCCTGGCCGGCGACGCCGGCGAGCGCGTTCGCGGCCGCGTTGCGCTCCTGGATCCCGAGCTGGGCCGCCTGCTGCCCGAGGCCCTGGTTCATCTTGCCGATGTTCTGCGCGGCCAGCCGCTGCATCATCGCCGCGTTCTGCGGGTTCGCCGACGCGGCGAGCGAGCGCTGCTGCGCGATGTTCTGGTCGGTCGCGTTGCGGAGCTGCAGCTGGGCCAGCGAATCGGCGCCGCCCATCTGGTTGCGGAGGCGCTCGACGAGCGACGCCTGGTCGCCGCGGAAGCTCGAGTCGGCGGCCTGTGGCGCGGTCCGGTTGCCGTACTGGTCGGCGAGCGCGTTCAGGCGGTTCGTGCGGTCCTCGCCGCCCGGCGTGATGAAGTTCGCCCGGTCGGCTGCTGCGACGTTCGACTTCGGGCCGCCCGAGCTGTCGCCGAGCCAGTCGATGAAGTTGCCAGCGCCCTCGACCGCCCCCTGGCCGAGGTCCGCGAGCTGGTCAGGCGCGCTCTTGATGCCGTCCCACACATCACCGAAGAAGCCCATTAGATGTCCCTTCCCAGCATCGTGCTGCGCAGCCCGAGTTCGAAGGCGAGCTCGACGAGCCTCATGCCCGCGGACGCCACGACGACGTCGGCGCCGTAGACGTCGAGCAGCGCGTCGCGGATGGTGACCTCGATCGACGAGCAGTACTGGCGGCTCACTCGCCATAGCGGCTCGAGGACGCCGGCGCCGGCGATGCTCTGCTCGATGAGGCCAACCGGCGCGCCCTGGTCGTAGGCGACGAAGATGGCCAGGTTGTGCGCGGCGAGCGACTCCCCGGTGAGCGCGACCTGGCGCACCTGCAGGTCCCCCCGCCGCGTGCGCGGCGAGGTCACCCAGCCGAGCGTGATCTCCATCGTGTAGGGGTCGCCGGCGTCGGTCCAGACCGCCGCGTCGTCGTAGACGACCCCCGTGTCGAGCGCCGTGTGCACGTCGTTCCAGCGGCAGGTCGCGCCGTCGCTCCCGTGCGTGAAGACGTACCACTGCTGGTGGTAGTAGTCGTAGACGTGCGTCGTCGCGGCGTACGAGAAGCGCACCTGCTGCAGCGCCGGCACCAGCACCGCGCCCTTGCACGTCCCGGGCGCGCTCAGCTTCTCGAGCGGCGCCCCGACGTAGGCGAGCGTGTAGGCCTGGGTGAGGAGCATCTTGCCCTTCACGCCCTCGAACATCACGCCCATCGGGGTCACGACCACGCTGCGGGCGATCGCGGTGCCGGTGTCCGCGCTGACGAGCTCGGGGGTGAGCCAATCGCCGAACCCGAGGTTGTTCGGCCCGTCGCCGCGCACCCGGTAAATCGCGCTCTTCTTGAAGATGACCAGCGTCTCGTTCAGCACCGCGAGCGCCGTGATGGGGCCGCCAGCGTCCGGCACGACGATGCGCGGCAGGAAGTCCGAGAACTCGAGCACACGCCCGTCCGTGCGGATCTTCGATGGCACCACCGTGTTGGGCAGGTCGGCAATGCCCGCGACGAACACGCGCCCGTTGCCCGCTGCGAGGAGGTAGCCGGTCGGCGGCGCGGTGTTCTCGAGCTCGCCCGTGTCCTGGTAGAAGGTCTCCGATGTCGCGGCGGCCGTGTCGGCCACCGTGTCCACGAAGGTGACCGTGCTCGCGGTCGGGTCGTTGGTGACCTGGCCGATATAGTAGTGGGGCGAGTCGGCCGTCGGGTTGGCGAGCGTCCGATAGACCAGAATCACTGCGTCGCCGCGCGGCGCCAGCATCCGCGTGTGCGCGAGCGTCGGCAGCGTGAAGGTGTGCTGGTTGTTCGTCCCCGTGAGCACCGGGCACGTCTTCACACCCAGATTCGTGCCAAGCACGCGCTGCCCGCGGAGATCGCTCCAGGCGTAGATGAAGTGGTACGCGTAGATGGCGGTCGCCGTGAGGTGCGTTCCTGCGATGGTCGCCTGCGCCGGGTCCGCGACGGAGCCGGTATCCAGGGGCAGCATGATGGCCGCCTCGACGAACGACTCGCCGTCGTACATCTGCAAATAGCCACCGGCCATGTGTAGAGACTCGCCGGCCGCCTCCACGGCTTCGTGGCTGTCCTCGTGGACCATGTCGACGAGCACGCGGCGCAGCCCCAGCACTTGACTCTGAAAACCGACCGACGCCAACGCGCCGGTCAGGTACGGCACGGTCACTCCGAATCTCGTCGCGCCCGCGGCGAGCGATGCCTCGATCCGGGGCAGCGAGACTGGCGTGTTGTAGACCTTGAAGGCGCCCTGAACGTCGAGCGCCTTCGCCACGACCACGCCGTCCTGGCGCATCAGGAACAGCACCCGCGTGGCGGCGTTCGAGGCGCCGCTGTTCGCCACGACCCAGAAGTAGAACTTCGTGTCATCGAGGCCCAGCCTGGGCTTCGAGGCGAGCCAGCTGTGCCGGAGCGTGCCGATCCTCGAGCTGGCCGCGCCCGCCGTCGAGTACTGGGCCTGGTAGACCGTCGGATTCGCGGTGTCGGCGATGGTGTAGACGAGGCGCAGGACGCTGCCGCCGCTGTAGCTGCAGCCCAGATTGCGCACCAGGGTCCCGCCGGGTACGGCGGTGTCCAGCGCTCCGCTCGTAGCGGTCACCGACCAGGCCGTACCGTTGAACGAGCGGTGCAGAGCGTAGACGTCGTTCGGCTGCGTCCCAACCACGTAGGCGATCCCGTGCATGGCGTTGCCGGTGGCCACCGCGACCGAGATGAAACCGTCCACGATGAAGTCCGAGACCGCGGCAGTCGTCGAGGTGTTCACGAGCGCGCCTGACGTATCGACGAAGCCAAAGGAGAGCTGGCTCGCGGTGGTGTCGTTCCAGGCGACAAAGATCCCGTAGGTGGAGTTCGACGCCACGTCGAAGTGCGGCGACGTGGGGCCGATGTCGCCGGTCACCGTGACCGGGGTGGGCTCCATGGTTCCCAGCGAGCTCGAGCTCGTCGCGTCGAGAATGGCCACGCGCAGGTCGGTCAGGTCGGGGTCGTACCAGAACACGTACACCAGGTTCGCCCGCGCCACGCAGCGGACACCGATCACGCGGTCGGCCGAGGCCGTCGTCGTCGCGTAGAGGGTGTAGGCCTTCTTCAGGACCGTGCCGTTCGCGTCGATGACCGTGATTCGGACGGACGACTGCAGGTTCGCGCCGCTGGGCTCCTGCTCGACGTAGGCGTGCACCGTGACGCCGTTGGCGGTCGAGGAGTCGCCCTGCAGGGCCCCGGCCTCGGCCCCGCTCTTCGCGATGTTCTCCGACCGTACCCGCGGCGACTCGACGTCGCCCTTCGCGACCCACTTCGCCTCGGTCTGCGAGTACTCGTAGGCCGCGCCGGGCACGTTCGGGTCACCCATCGTGAAGCCGAGCAGGTTGTTCTTGTACGTGCTCAGCGCCGTGAGGGTTCCCACGGTGGCGCCGCCCTGGATGTTGCTCGTGAGCAGCGATCGCCCGAAGCGCCGCTGGAGCGAGCCCGTCTGGTCGGCGTAGGCGTTCTTGCAGACCTGCAGCTTCGGCGGCGGCAGCACCAGGCCGTGGAACTTCGTGTCGACGCCGCCGGAGAGCGGGTACGGGACCGGCTCGAACTGCGTCGGCCGATACTTGCCTCCGCGAGGGCGCGCCATCACCACACCCGCATGCGGACCGTGACGGTCGCGCCGTAGCCCGTGGCCGTGAGCTTGACCGCGAGCCGGTCGGAGTCCGGCGCGGTCTCGACGATGCGCCCGGTCGCCACCGCGCCGATGGGAGCGCTGAGCGTGTAGTTGGTGAACGGCCGCCCCAGCCCGTGCTTCACGGTGGTGAGCACGCCGCTCGCGAGGGTCACGTCGATGTCGCGCCCGTTCAGGTAGACGTCGCGCGCCAGCTCCACCGCGCTGCGCCGCAGCTCGTCGATGGCCTTCTCGGTGTCCGGGTCCTTGACCGGGATGCGAGCGGGTTCCCGATGGCTCATGGTCGCGGCAACCTGGGCATGAGCGGGTACCTCGACTCAGGCCCGTACGGCCAGGGACGCCGCGTGCGCTGGGCCGCCATCGTCACCACGTCGGTGAAGTAGCGCCAGTTCGCCTCGGCCTTCAGCTCGTTCTCGAGCTTGTCGATCTCCGAGTCCCACTGGCCGGCGTACTCGTTCTTCATCTGCAGCAGGTCGCGGGCGACGACCTTCTCGATCCAGTCCTCGTGTCCCAGGCGGCAGTCGATCGTGTTGTCGCGCGGGGTCAGCGCCGGCGCGATCGCCGCGGTCAGGACGGGCGCGGTGGGCAAGTAGATGTGCGTGTGCGTCTGGCCGGTGAGCGGCGTCGGGTACAGCACCACATTGGTGCCGATGAGGCGGAAGGCCTGCGCGGTCCCCGACTGCCCGATGTAGTCGTTGCGCGATTCCTCGTGCAGGCGCGTGAGCGGCGTGCGCTGCGTCCCGCTCACCGCGTCGATGGCAATCGTCGACGCCCAGTCGGCCGGCAGCGCGTACGCCGAGGTCCCGCCGACACCGGTGATGGTCACCTCCGTGCGGAAGCGGTCCGGCTCGGACGCGACGTAATAGGCGTAGAGGCGTGCGTTGGTGCGGTCGATGCGCTGGATGTACTCGGTCTCGGTCGCCAGCTTGTGGAGCGGGTCCTCGACGAGGACCTGCACCATGTCGACAATCGAGCCGACCGTCGCCACGCGCGCCATGGCCTACTCCTCGCCGTCCTCGTTCGCGCAGGCCTCGTAGGCCGTGCGCAGGGCTTCCGCCACGCCGGCGGCGTCGCCGGCCTTCACCGCCGCGATCAGGTCGGTCGCGGCACCCATGAGCGGCGAGTCATCCTCGCCGCCCTCGTCCTCTTCGTCCGGCTCCATGGCGTCCATCGCCGGCGCGGCCGGCTTTATCGCCATCGCCTTCAGGCCTTCGAGCGCCTTCATGGCTAGTTCCCGTGCTCGGAAAAGCTGACCGTGAGCCCCAGGTACTCGTTGACCAGGAGGTCGTCGGCCGCGTCCGCGGCGTTGAACAGGGTGAAGTCGAGCTGGAAGTTGGTGGCGTCGTAGGTGTCGAACACCACGGTGTGACCCTTCAGGTCGGAACACGTGGCCGCCTGCAGGCCGCTGGTGGCGTTGATGAAGAGGCCCGGGTCCTGCTGCCAGGAGACCCGGTAGAGCCCCTCGCTCACGCGCGCGACGCTCTTGATGCCGACGCCTTCCTCGATGGTGAGGTCGGCGCCGTCCGCGCCCAGCAGGCGCAGGTGGTACCCGACGACGTGCGGCCGACTGGCCTTCTTCGGATGAGCTGCTCCCATGGTCGTTGTCCTCTGTCTCGGGCGAAAGGGGAACGGGAGGGGGCGCCCAGCTCGGCGGCCAGGCACCCCCCTTCAGGCGAACTACGCGACCGGGATCACGCCGTGGTTGCGCGGCTCCTCGCAGTAGAGGTTCGCGATCACCGACCAGCGTCCCTCGATGCTGTCGGCCGCGTCCTTCCACACTAAGAACTGGTTCTTGCCCGCGCCGGTCTCCGCCGCGTACGCGGAGTGGATGAACTCCGGCCCCGCGTACTCGATGACCCAGTCGCTCATCTTGGTGACGCGGCCCTGGGTGACCGGGCAGTCC